TGTCTAGCAAAGACGATAAAGCAATTAGCGATGAGGTTTATAATTCAAGAGAAGATGCACAAGACAGAGCAGAGGCAATAGGTTGTTCTACTACACACACCCACGAGACAGAAGACGGAATGGTTTATATGCCTTGTGCTAATATGGAAGAATTAGAAGATGCGTTATCTAAGGATAAAGAAGAAGAAGAAGAGGAATATAAACAAGAATTATATGATGATTACCCTAAGTCTGCAATAGAAAACGCAGAGAAGTCTAAAGAAATAAACGAATCTTTTAATAATCCTTGTGCAACCTTAGTCGGTAAAAACAGAGCAAACGATCTTATTGAAGGTCGTGGTTTGTCATTAGATATTGTTAAGAAGACATTTGCTTATCTATCGAGGGCATACGAATATGTGACTGGTGAATATATAGATGAAAAAGATAAACCAATTTGTGGTGATATATCTTATTCATTATGGGGTGGTGACAATAAAGTATCTAAGGTAGAAGATGATCCTATGTACAAATGGTGTAAGAGAATCATAGATAAAGCAGAAGAAGATGCCACTACCTAAACCGAGAGCAGGGGAATCAAGTAATCAATTTGTTTCAAGATGTATGATAGACGATACATCAATGTCAGAATATCCAAACAGACAACAACGATACGCAGTATGTATATCATTATCTAAAGACAGAAAAGAGATTATCAAGCAAGCTAAGAGAAAGATTGCAAGTAACTTCAAGAAACAAGTTATGCTAGCAGAGAAGAAGAACTATCCAGTAGCTTATAATTATTATTTAGGTGAATATGAAAAAGCATCGAAGATGTTTATAGAAAATCCCATTGCTAATAATCAAAACTTTAATTTATTGTTTTCAGAGGTAGACACTAAAAAGATGTATGCACAAATGTATAAGCAAACTGGTCTAAGGTTTGCTAAATGGTATGCAGACACATTCAGACAAGTCGCCAAAAAAGAACTTACACCATCGGTTATAGAACAAAATATGGAAAGGTTTGCTACAGAAAAAGAAAATTATCTTGCACTTGTAAATGAAGTATCTGCCGTTTCAGGTGTTGCAAAGGCTACACTTAAAAAGGTATTGACTGAATTAATAGCAGATGAAACCTTTATGTCGTTAGGTGAAGAAGCTAGGGTAAGAGAGATAATGAAGAGATTAAAGTTTAAAGCTAGATGGATGGCTAGAAGAATAGTAAGAACAGAGACTACTGCCTCTGCTAACTTTGGTATTCAGCTATCTGCGTCAGATATTTATGGTGATGATAACTTAGTTAAAGAATGGATTGCTTCAGATGGATCAAGAACTAGAGATACGCATAGAACTGCAAGTAGTCAATACAGTAATAATCCAATACCTATGAATGAACCATATCTTGTTGGTGGTTCAAAGATGATGTTTCCGTCAGATACATCATTAGGTGCTAGAGCAAAAGAAGTTGTTAATTGTAGGTGTGTATCAATACCATTTATACCTGAATAAACATCAAACAAAAAATTGTATTATTTTTGGAAATAAATTTATAGTTATGGATAAAGTATTATTTAAACAAGGAGAGATAAGTGACATTGATGAGAAGTTAGGAATCGTTAAAGGTTACGGTTCAGTATTTGGTAATGAAGATTCTGATAAGGATATCATAGAGAAAGGTGCATATGCAAGAACTATTAAGAACAATGGTTCTCGTGTTAAGTATTTATATCAGCACGATATAACAAAACCTATTGGTAAGATGAGAGAACTGTTTGAGGATGATAAAGGTTTAGGATTCGTTGCAGAAGTACCTAAGACTACATTTGGTGAAGAGGTCTTAGAACTTATGAGATACAAAGTAATAGATGAAAACTCTGTAGGTATAATGCCAGTAAAGAAAGATTATAACGAAGATGGAGTAAGAATAATTAAAGAGGTGAAGCTATTTGAAATATCGGCAGTTACTCTAGCATCAAATGAAGAAGCAAAAATATTAGAGGTAAAAGGCGAATCTGCAAAGATCGACTATTACACAAAGAGATTTGACAACCTAATCAAGTTAATCCGTAAGGGAAACATTACAGATGATCTTGGTTATTTAGTCGAATATGAATTAGAAGTTTTAAAATCTTTGATTGCTCGTGATAATACACACCAATCAGATAAGGAACTAACTCGTGGTAATGCACACTTAGAGACTAAGAAAGATAATAACACTTCAGATTCAATCTTTAATTATATGTTTAACAATTTAAATTCAAAATAATGGATGAGAATATAAAAAAACAGTTAGACGATGTTTGTAATATTATTGATGAGAAACTGGAGAAATCTGCAAAGTCAATCAAAGATAATGTTAATAACGAAGTCGATACTGTAATCAAAGGCGAGGTTAAGAATCTCGTTGAGAAACACTCAGAAATAGTTGATAGATTAGACAAGATGGAAGTTGAAAACAAAAAAGACAACTTCTCTAATGTTTACAAAACTAAGTCTGAAGTCTTTGGTGATGAGCTAAATAAAAGCGAATCATTCAAAGCAATGAAGGATGGATCAAGAGCAAACGCTTCAATGGAATTGAAAGCTGACGTTCTTATTTCATCTGATTTCGCAGGTGCGAACTCTGCTAGAGACGCATCAGGTGTTACTAAAGTTGAGGGAATCAAAAGAGACCCAAGTAATGTAACTAATATGATGGGAATTATTCCAGTTGGTTCAACTGATTCTAACGTAGTTAGATACGTAAAAGAATCTGCTTATACTAATAACGCTGCTAATATTGCAGAAGGTTCAGCACCAACTGATAGTGAGTTCCAGTTAACGGCAGAAGATGCAGTAGTTCAAAAGACTACAGCAGTTATGACAATATCACAAGAAATGCTAGACGATACTCCTGCACTTTCTTCGTACTTGTCACAAAGACTTCCTGCTAAAATCAACACAGTAATTGATGACCAGTTAATCGGTGGATCAGGTACTTCTCCTAATTTATTAGGATTATTAAACGGTGGTACAAGTTTCGCAGCAGGTGGGTTTGCTAACGCAATCGAATCGGCTCAGGAATTAGACGTGCTTTATGTAGCAATGAATCAGTTAGCATTAGCTAACTATGCTGCTAGTGGTATCGTTCTTAATCCAACGGACTTCCATAAGATCGCATTATTGAAAGATACTACTAATGAATACCTTAGAGGTAATTCACTAGTATCTGCTGATGGGTTCTTTAGAATCAATGGTGTACCAGTTTATATGAATAATAAGATGGGTGCAGGTTCATTTGTTGTAGGTGATTTCTCACAAGGAAGTCAAGTATGGCAAAGAGACGGTGTTAGAGTTGACTTTGGTTATGAGGATAGTGATAACTTCAGTAAGTATTTAGTTTCAGTTAGAGGAATTGCAAGAGTAGCACATTCTATCTATCTACCAAATGCTTTCGTAAAAGGAACATTCTCGGCTGCTAAGACAGCTTTAGAAACTTCATAATTAGTTTAATTATTGAGTTTAGAAAAGGGCAACATATTTGTTGCTCTTTTTTTTTATCTTTGTTTAAATCAAAATTTAGAATTATGAAAATGAAATGTAAAGTTGATATTGTTAGAGAGGGTGTAGAATATCAGAAAGATGATATATTAGATATACCTGAATCAAATGTTGATAAGTGGATCGCTAAAGGTTGGGGAACACCTATCGAAAAGAAAGAGCAGAAAGTAAAAAAACAAACAAAAGAATTAAAAGTAGATAAAGAAACAAAATGATTAGTGTACAAATAGATTCTACTACTGGAAGTGAAATCGTTGCTTCTTCAGAACTTAAATCATACGCAAGGATAGAAACGTCTGATGATGATACTATCGTTGCAGAGATGATTAAGTCTGCTAGAGAGAAATGTGAAGCATATATAAACAGAGATATTGTAGCTAAAACAAGAACATTGTTTATAAGTGATGTCCACAGATCAGGTGAATACGGTGATTTATATAGACGCAAGATCAAATTAGTTTTGCCATTTGCACCAATAGCATCTGTAACATCTGTGCAACAACAAGATAGTAGCGGTACATTATCAAGTATAGGACATAATGTTTATGGGTTTGAAGATAAATATATAGAGATACCTTCTGACTATATGCGTAATATAAAGATCGTATATACAACAAGTGGTCTTTCATTTGATGATATTAAAATGGCAATTAAACAATTAGCAACAACGTATTACGATAACAGAGCAGAATATGTTAAAGGAACTATTGTAGCACAATTACCAACAAACATAAAAAGTATATTAT